CGGAAGATCACTCGCGCCGATTGCAAATCCACGGTTTCGGGCGGCAGACTGATTTCCTCCCACGGCTTCAACGCAACAACCGTTGGTTGGTTCACCGCCAAATATGCTTGTGGAAGAAGCGTTTCCCCCGTGTCGCGCAGTTCCTTAATTGCCTTCCGCGCCTTGCGTTTTCCGAGGCCGGGGAATTGCGCTTGTAAAATCTCCGCAACTTGCCCCTCCGACTCTGGATCATTTATCATGTCAGGCAACGCCTCCAGTTCGCCCCCCACTTGCTGGGCCAATGCCATAACCTCGTCCATCGTGACCTTGCGCCCCTTCACCGCACTCTTTTGCTCCCACCCAACAAACAAAACGCTCCAACCATATTGCTGCCCGTATTGGGCGAGCAGTTCGGATTCGCGGTTTAGTATGTGGTAGAGTTTTGTGTCGCGCTGCCACCGCATCATGTTACTCGCCACTCCCGCCGCATCGGAGTCACCAATCTCGGTTCCTCCAATCTTCAGTGTGGCCCGGCTAAACGAGGTGGTCAGCACATCCACCGTGTCGTTTATTATCTGGTCGGCCAACGGTATGCGGGTGTCGCTCGCGCCCTCCCAAGGGAATGCTTCTTTCCCCTCTGGTAAGCTCTCGCTGTGCTTCCGCCCGTCCGTGGTCTGCCCCGTCCAGCGTGTGAATCTAATGTTGTCCACATCAGATACTTTATCCAGCGACTCCCCATCATGTAGGCTTCGGCTGTATTCCGCCGCCAATTCCCTCACATCTGGTGTGTCCGCTGCCTTCGCTAATTTATCAACTATCTCCATCTTTCTTTTCCCCTTTCAAGTGTTTAATTAAGTCATCCCTATAATACCGACGATGATCTCCCACCGTTCTGTAAATTCGTAACGCATTTAACTTTGCAAGTTGCGCCAGTTGTTTCTTGCTCAACCCGGTAACTGCCGCCGCCTCATCTGGCCTCACCAACAATGGCAACTCAAACAACCTCATCAATATGTCCCAACTGCCGACCCGGCAAAGGTCTTGTCATCCACAAAAATCGGCTCCATCACGGCCAAATATCGAAGCGTGTCTATGCAGTCCTTGCTCGCACCCTTCTCCCCGTCGCGCCCCGTCCACTCCTGCAAACTATATATCAAGTTACCGCAGTCCTCACTTATGTAGAGGCTCGGCTCATTAACCGCCGTCACGGGTTCGTTCTGGTCGTAATTCAACCAATCATTCACAATGGTTAAGCCGTTGGCCACCGAGATTCCAGCGGCTTGCTCAAAATACATGGGGTCTTCGCCTTCCCCCAATAAATCAATAATGCTTGTGCCGCCCTCGCGGCCCGCCGCTTGGCTGGCTCCAGCGCGGGGGTCGATGTACCGCACCTCGATGTCCTCGCCCTGCTCCAAGTCGCCAATTATTTCCTTAACTTCTGGAAGTCCACGGCCAGCCCCCACGCTCTGTGCCGGGCCGGGCGCACCATCAGCCTTGTCTCCCGGCACGGCCCACTCCCCGTATTCGTCTAAATTGGGCCACTCCCTATAAATATATTTGCGCCCTCGATCATCCACCCTCAACCAAAGCACAAACCAATTCCGATTCCACGCGGGGTCAACCGCCATGTAGTTCGTGCCTTCCACTGGGACTTTATCTGCCTCCAGTGTGTGGGCTTCGCAAAATTTCGGAAATTGGCTTCCAGCAAGATTCTCCGCATACCCATACGCCCGCAACTTAATCTGCACACTGTTCTCCCCGTTAAGGGTTTTCTTCATTTCCTCATACGGATTGTACGGGTTCATGTCGGTGAAGAACCACATGAGCCGGGCGGCGGGCCTCCTACATTGAGCCGTGTATGGCATGGTTCCAGCCGGGCAACCGGGGACGTTCACCGATCCAGCCAAAAGCGGGCTAGGCCGCGCCTCCAACACCCTATACCCCGATATGTACTCCTTCACCGTGGGGGTGTAGCCCTCGACGGGGGTGAATGTGATTAGTAGCTTTCCAGAGAGTTCGTGGCTGGAAGCCCGCGTCACCAACCGAAACCTCAACGTCTCAATCCACGGCAGCGGCACAAGCTCATCACACCAAATCATGTCCACCTCGCCACCCTCAATCACCCGCATCTCCTGCGAATAATTCATAAACCAACACTGCGAGCCATTTGGGAGAACGAACGTATTCTCGGTAAAGCCGTTCTTCTGCGAAAAGCTGACGTTCTGAACGCGGCCCTTCTTAATGTTCTTCCACTCTGTCGGAATATACTTGTAAACGAGTTGCTGCTGGTCGCGAATGCTGCTCTGCGCCGTCATCCCCAACACCCAAACTTTCGCACCCTTCTTGGCCGTCATTATCTGCACTATGCGCTTGGCCGCGAATTCTGATTTGCCCGCCCGGTTGCCGCCCTGTATCAGAAGCTCGCCGCAGCCTTTCCAGAGTTCGTCTGCGTCTTTCCAGTTGGGGGGTTCAAAGCCGTAGCGATAGGGGTCTTCCTTTTCCAGCGAGATTAGTTGCTCGCGCTGCTCCAAGGCGCGGGCTAGTTCATCCAGCCCCTCGTCTCCACGATCCGCAAACTCCTGCATCCGCGCCTTTGAAGGCACGACGAGTACAGGGTGCGGTGTGGGAGTGAATGACATTTATTTCCAGCTTGGCCGATTCTGCATCGCCGCAATAAGCACTGCTTCGCCTAATGTCCGAGTTTCCCCGTTAACTTCTATTAAAGTGGTTTCTTTAAGTGCGCCCACTGGCAGTGCAAGAGGCGGCTCCTCCGCTTTGCTAGACTCATCCACTTCAACCAACTCCTCCACTTCAATCGGTTTCCAGAAATCCAAACACTCAACCAATGCTTTTAGTGACTCTGTGTATAAAAACCACTCCCCCCGGTGGCGCAGCTGGCCAAACAGTTGGTGGAACGAACGCTCCAGTTCCGCGCCCCCCTCTAAACAACCCACCAAAGTTAACTGTCGAGAGTTCCCAACTTGCATATCTGCAATCCGATTTTCGGGGGTTTTAGACCGCCCAATCTTCAAATATCCAAGTCCGCCGGGCGTTTCCTCCGTCACAAAATACACGAACCCCTCACCATTCGTATCAACATGGCGCATTGCTTTCATTTCCAGAGATTCCGACTCAACAACATCCCAATCATCCCAATGTTAGCCACATCTATGTATGCGTCCTCCAAGGATTCATAGTTGATTTTCGTGTCGCCCTTGAGTTGCTTAATCAAAATGTGGCGTATTCGGCTCGCCTTGTCCTGCAACCTACACGCCACACCCAACTCTCCGGACATCAAAATGTTTGTGCTGCCATAGTCTTGCTGCTTGTCATCAAACAACTTCATACATTCCAGTGCGACC